TACCTCCTCACAATGTCATTGTTGATGGTCATCCCGAGCTCAGCCATACAGGTCTGGCATTTTCTCCTGGAGAATCCTTTGACGTTTCCTTTGATGTTCCTGGTGAGTATACCTTTTGGTGCGATCCTCATAAAGGGGCTGGAATGATTGGACACGTAACTGTAAACTGATGCCTCATCTTTTTATATTTGCGTTTGCCATTTTATTGGCAACTACGTTAGAATTAACTTGGTCAAATAAAAACAAAAATTAATGCATCACTTAGAACATATGATTATCTGCTGTATCGTAGGCGTCGGCGCTGGCGCTCTTGTTGTCTGGGGTTACAACAAAATTAAAGGAAATAAAGATCACAATCCATGATGATTAATTCCGAAACTCCATATAAAGTTTCTGAAATAATTAGAGACACTTGGCCAAACTTATATAGAAAATCATTAAAAGAAAAACCAATGAAAAAGTTTTTACTATTTTCTAAAGAATCATGCGGTCCTTGTAGACTTGTAGAAAAATACTTTGATAGTCTTGATGATCAAAGAATTAATATGATTGAAAAAATTGATTTAGAAGATGCTACTGATGATCCAATTCCTGAAGAAAATTTAAATCTTGCAAGATTATACGGAATTACCGCAACACCAGTTTTTGTTGTTACTGACAAAAATGGTTTAAAAATTGAAGAACATATTGGTGGGGTTAATATTGTAAAAAACTTAATAGAAGTTTTTGATAAACATACCACTTAATTATTGGGAGGAGAAATCCTCCTTTTTTTTGTGAAAATATAAATACTTTTAACAATTTCATCTAAAAGAATGATCGATTATTCAAGTTTATCGGAAGAAGAAAAAATTGAATTATTTGATTTAAGGAGTCAAGATCAACCTATTTCTAAGTTTACATTTAAAGTTGAAGTTCGCCCAGGTGTTATTAGATATAACACTATTGAAATTGGTAAAAAGTATAAATTTGTAAATCCTTCAAGGAAATCTGTTCACAATAGAGTAGTTGAAATTGTGAATTTTGCTTACAAAAAAAGAAAAAAAGATGAAACTTATGAAAATGATGTGCCGCTTGGAGTTATTACAAGATTTTTGGATCGAAATGTAAAGGGAACATACTACGATATGCTTGATTTAGTAGAAGTTAATTGAATAATGCCATTATATTCAAGTTTTAAAGACTACATGTATAATCTACATACATGTAATTCTGGCGAAGCTAGAAGGATGTGGAAACAGACCATTAAGGAAAAATGGGATTTTAAATGTGCATATTGTGGATCTGAAGATCAATTAACCATAGATCATATTATTCCTCAATGCAAAGGGGGAATTGATTTTTCATCTAATTGTTTATGTTGTTGTAAAGAATGCAATAAAAGTAAAGGACATTCTGATTGGAAAGAATGGTATAAGAAACAGCAGTTCTTTACACATGATAGGATGAATGCTATAATGAAATGGATGGAACCAAAAGAAAAATCTCTTCTTAAGATATATAATCCTAGAAAAACAAAAGTTTATTGAAAATGAAATTTGAAGTATATTCGAAAGATGACTGCAATTACTGTTATAAAGTAAAACAAGTTTTGGAACTTACTGGAAAAAATTTTGTTGTATATAATTTAAATGAAGATTTTAGTAAAGAAGACTTTATTTTGAAATTTGGAAACAATGCAACTTTTCCGCAGGTATTTTACAATGATAAATTGATTGGAGGTGCAATTGAGACGATTCAATATATCAAAAATGAAAGAGAAGAAATCGAACATAAATAATGATAAGCCATGCTACAATCGTGGTGTTGAACTTGTTCTTAATGGAGGAAAGAAAAAGCAAACCAAAACATTTAAATTTATCTTTGAGAAGATAGTTTGCTTTTTTAAAAGAGAAGTAACTATCCACTTAGAGTTTTCATTCAATTGCATAAGAAAAAGATAGTTATTTCTAGGAGAAAAAAAATGTTAGCAGTAAGTTTAGTTTTTGGATTTTTAATGACTATACTATTTCTTATAGTTGGACTCATTGGTGGATGGTCAGTAAGAGAATATATGTTGAAATATCAGGATAGACCTGCTCTTCATCCTGAGTTTTTTGATGAGCATGGAAATGTAATTCCAGATGAAATTTTTGCAGTTACATTCAGTCAAGATTTTTTTGATTCTGAAGACTTTGACGAAGATGAAGAAGAAATCTGATATATTTGCACATCATAAATAATTTCATAATAATTCATTATAGTTTATAACAATGACAGCGACAAAGAAAAAATCACCATCTACAAATACAGAACTTCCAGCAAATCCTTTTGTATTTGAAATATTGAATCTTGTTTCAAAGCAAAGGACAAATGCTAAGAAGATTGAAATTTTGAAGAAGTATGAACATCCTTCCATCAAAGCAATTTTTATTTGGAATTTTGATGATAGTATTGTTAGTGCTCTTCCCCCTGGAGATGTTCCATATGCAGCAGTAGATGAAATGGATTCATTTAAAGGAACTTTAACTGAAAAGATTGATAGTGCTGTTAAAACTATGGATGAATTGAAAACAAGTTCTCTTGGGTCACAAGACCAGGGAAAATCTTCAATTAGAAAAGAATATAATAAGTTTTTTAATTTCATTAAAGGTGGTAATGATTCTTTATCATCTCTTCGAAGAGAAACAATGTTTATAAATGTTCTTCAAGGTCTTCATCCATTGGAAGCGCAAATTGTTTGTTTGATTAAGGACAAGAAACTTCAGGATAAGTATAAAATCACAAAGCAAATTGTATCTGAAGCATATCACGATATCGTTTGGGGTGGAAGATCATAGATTAAATAAGAGAATAAAAACATGGATAAATGGACTATTGAAGAAAAAGAAAATTCAAAAGCAAAATATGGATGTGAAATTTTAATTGAAAATGGAACTCTTCAGGAGGTAAAAACTAAAGATGTTCCTAATGATGCCAGAATTGTAACTTATGAAGTAAATGGTGAGATTAGATATGATCTCACCAGAAGCTCTAAAGTTTCTAAAATTTTTGATATGTATTATGATAAATTTAGAGGTGGTATAAAGAGTATTGATTTTGGTTATGGTAGAATAAATCCAAAGCTCTGGGGCAACACTACAAAACCCAAAAACAAATCGAAAAAATAATTCCAAAAATATGGCAAAAAAATTCGCCATATTTTTTTGTCCATATAGTTTAATTTTGTATCAAATGTTACAAAGTAACTTGACTATATACTTTATATGGTCTATAATAGACCTGTCGTTCAATCCCTAATTAGTATTCTAAGCATAATACTTTCATTAGTATTCAAGGTGTAATACTTTATGGGATCGCAAGTAAGTCGCGGAACGGGATCGTTCATCTTATGTTTCTTTTACCTTTACTGTTGGCAACAGCAGAACCAGACCCAAAATTATTGTCATGTAATGACTTTGATTGGTTGGCACAGGGAGTTTTTGAATCTACTTTGTTAGATCGAAATGAAAAGTTAGAGTTTATCTCTATTTTTATTAGAGGAACTGAACCAGCATGTTTTAGGTTAGGAACTAAAGACGCAAACGACTGAAGGAACGGGAATTATATTCTCATTTCTTTAGGAGTCAATAATGGCACAAGTCGTTTATCGTGGCGTAAAATATGATACCGCCAAAAGACCAAATCAACAAAGTCATGAATTAAAAACTTTTGTAGAAACCTACAGAGGAGTAAAGCATGAAGAGAAGGTTGAGGTAGTATCATGACACAACCACAAAAAGTTCAATCAAATTGGCTTTCTTTAATTAAATTGCAAGAAGTCAAAAAGAAAAAACTAAAAGAAGCGCAACTCTGCATGGCAGGATTTTGCAAAACAAAATAAATTTTGAGAGGGTTGCTGACCCTCTTTTTTTATGGTATACTGGTTCAGTAACAACCCAGATTTCATGGACAAAGAAAGACTAAAGCTTATTGTAAGAAATCTTGAAATATTAGTCGATTCTCTAAAAACAGAAATTTATTCCGATTCTCAAAGTTATTTGAGAAGTAAAAAAGAAAATCTACCAAAGTATGACTATTATGAAATCTTTGAAGATGATGATGGTTATCCTGATTGAACAGTAGCAAAGAGAAAAATGAGTAGAGCAAAAGAACTTGTAAAATTGCTTGAAAGACTTATCAAGCAAGATCATCTCTATAATGATGAAAGAATTCAAGAGATGAAAAATCAATTGCGTGCGGTAAAAGAACAAATCGCAGAAGCAGAGCAAATTAATTCAAAAGGATTTGGTAAAAAATGAACAGTGTAAAATTCATCAGTGTTACTCCAGATGCAGAAAAGACAATGGCATATGTTGCCAGGGTCTCAAATCCAAATAATCAAGAAAATCCTAATTATGCAAAGTTGTTGGGATATTGTATCAAACACCAGCACTGGAGCGTATTTTAGCAGGCATTTATGACTCTTGAGATTGAAACTAGTAGGGGAATTGCGGCACAGATCCTGAGGCACCGTTCCTTCACCTATCAAGAGTTCTCTCAACGCTATGCTGATAGTTCTCTTCTGGGAGATAGTATTCCTCTCTTTGACTTGCGTCGTCAGGATACTAAGAACCGCCAGAACTCTATT